GCTAAGGTTGTTGCAATTGAGCAACAAGGTATTACTGCTACTATCTGGGTAGAAGCAGCTAATGGAGTATTCGTTGATAACATGTCACTTAAATCTGACTTCGGATGGGGTGGTGGTGTTTCTTCTGCTCGCACACTTGAGGGTAGAGTTGATCGTTACTTCAGAGGATTTGATGGAGTCCAGACTAACTTCGATCTCACGATTTCTAATGGTGAAGCATACTTCCCTGATCCTGCTGGTCACTTACTTGTATTTGTTAATGGTATCCTACAACCTCCAGGTGGTAACCTTTCTTACGTTGCATTCTCTGACAAGATTCAGTTTGCTGAAGCACCTGAAATCGGATCTGAATTTATCGGATACTATGTTGGTAAGTTACGTCAGTTAGATGATATCTCCTTCGAGTTTGACTCATTGAGATCTTCCTTCAACCTTAAGAGATCTGGATTATTCTACTCCTTGACTCTAACTGAAGGTGTTTCTTCTAACGTCATACGTCCTGAGAATAACATCATTGTTTCACTTAATGGTATTATTCAGGAACCAGGAGTTGCATATGAGATCGTTGGATCACGTATCATCTTCGCTGAAGTCCCACGTGCGGGATCAACCTTCGTTGGTTTCTCATACATTGGATCTGACGCAGACGTTATTGCTGCAACAGTCGTACCACCAGTTGAAGCTGGTGACAGACTAGACATTGAGGGTGAAGAATTCCCAAGAGAGGTTGCTCTAATTGAGTCTTCCAACTCCTTGATTACATTTGAATACACTGGATCTGTTAAGGGTAGAAATGCTGCTGCTATTGCTGCAATTACCTCTGGTAAGATAACAAATGCAGTCCTAACAAACCCAGGTGATGGTTATACTGACCGTCCAAATGTTGATGTTATTTCTTCTTCTGGATTTGACGCTCGCATCAAGGCATTGATGGGTATTACTAGAATCGATGTTAAGACATCTGGTATTGGTTATTCTGCACCAACAGTCTTAGTTGATAATGAAGTACCTGATGACTTTGTACCTCCTACAGGTGGTCCAATTAACGGTGGATTTGATGTCCTCGCAGGCGAAGGATCAGAATACACAGGTGGTGGTGCTGGCGTTGATGCTGGTACAATCGCAATTGTCCTTGATCCAGTTAACGTAACTGTTAACCAAGGTCAGACTGCTGCATTCACAGTTGTCTCCACTGTAACTAATGATCAGACAATGAATTATCAGTGGCAGAAGAAAGAGTATGGTACTCAAACATGGAGCAACATTATTGGTGCTAACACAGCAACACATACAACAAATAACACAGTACAGGCAGACGATGGTGACGAATATAGAGTCGCAATCACTGCTGCTGGTGCAACCCCAGTTTACTCACTCTCTGCTGTATTGAGTGTCCAGACTGGTGCTACTGTAATCAGCAACTTCACACCAAATCTCATCTTCGATGACATCTAAATAAGGATATGGCAGCCACAGCATCATACAATCAGGCAACCAAGGTAATAACGGTGGAGTCCGATGGACTCCCAGCACCTGTAAGTTTTGGTACGTTCCCAAATGATAACAACCCTAATACTGTAGTAGAACAGGACTTCGATCATGACTTCTTATACCGTGGAGGAACATTTGGAATTGCTCGCACATTTGATAATAATGGATATACGCATGACGGATTTGTTAGAAGAGTTACTATATCAGTAAATGATCTAACACTTTTCACTGGTGGTAATCCTAGTATTGCAGAAAACGATAACATAATGGTTGTTTTCAGTGATGGATTAAAGCAAAAATTCGTATTTAAGAGCACAACATTCACTTCTATTGACGGTGAGTGCTGGTTATCCAGTGATACCACCCTAGACTTTATTGTAGAAGAGCAAGCAACTACTCCTGTGAGTGGTACTTACGAGTATTATGACCAACGTAATGGAAGAGTTTCCACGCCCCTGGGGAACATAGGGATTGCTGGTAATGGAGTGGCAATTTTTAACCCTTCTGCTGGTGCTGGACTCAATCCTCCCTCTGGATTCAGTTGGGTTGCTGCTGGAGATCTACCTTTTGTTAATTCTGGAGAGGATTCTTGTGGTGGTCACCCAGAACAAGGTGGTCAATACCACTATCATGACCCACATTTCTTAGATTGTTGGAAATCTGGTGGATCAATTGCATCATATAACGATTATTATGGTGCTACTCAGTATAATGGTAACAATATTCGTCATCCTGACGGTCATTCTAAGATAATTGGCATAGCATATGATGGATTTCCCATCTATGGACCTTATGGATACTCCACACCATTCGATAATTTGAGTGGTACTAGGACAATGAGGACTTCATATGCTGTAAGAGACAGTGAAGTAGCTGGAAGACCTGATTATGGGTCTACATCTGACAATCCTCCTGCTGGTACGTTGATGGAGGACTATGAATACATTGAAGGTACTGGAGATTTAGACAGTCATAATGGTAGATTTGCTATCACACCTGAATATCAGGATGGTACCTATGCTTATTTCCTTACTGTTGATGAGAATAACGTAGATAATACTAAATTCCCATACATTATTGGACTAACAACCAGAGAAACTATTGACACCACGTTCACCGTAGAACCAGTACAGCAAGGTGGAGGTGGAGACCAAGGTGGTGGTGATGGTGGAGTGGTACCAATACTATCATTTACACTACAACCAGCTAGTGTTTCCGTTAATTCTGGTCAGACTGCTACATTCTCAGTCCAGAAACTTGTTTCTCCTGAAGACGGCCCTGTTTCATTCCAATGGTACAAATCTACTGACGGTGGATTCGCATTTTCTGCTGTAACTGGAGCAACAACTAATACATTAGCAGTGACTGCACTGCCATATATGACTGGATACAAGTATCGTTGTAGAATTATCGGTCCAATTGGTGGTACAACAGCATCTAACTCACCATTAGATTCTCAAGCAGCAACACTAACAGTACTTGGCGGTGGTGGAAGTGGTAGCACCGCAAATAGATTCGATAGTACCTCGTCTACTCTTGATTCTACATTACAAACTTATGATGGCACCTAAATAACACTGTAAAGACTACGATCATGGCAAAGCAAACCCTTAATATTGGATCATCGGCAAACGATGGGACTGGTGACAGTCTTAGAGATGGTGCTATCAAATTAAATAGCGTCATTGATGAGTTATACACCAATCTTGGTAATGATACCAACCTACAAGTCAATGTTGGCACTCCCTCAACTGGACAAATTCTAAAATGGAATGGTGCTCAGTTCTCTGAAGGAGATTTTGATTCGTTCTCTGGAAATGTAGATGTCAATGGTCATCAAATTATATCATCTGCTAATGGTGACATAGTTATCAAACCTAATGGCACTGGAGACATTAAATTATGGGGTGGTAATACAGGATCGTCTCTTACATACATCGATGGTGCTGATGGTAAGTTAAAGTATAGTAATTATTTCCCATCTACAGGAGATTTACCTGATTCTTCAACACATCAGGGTATGTTTGCTTTGGTAAGTGGTGATAATGTTGCAAGGGTTGCTACTAATAGTGGTTGGAAGAAGATTATAGGTGAGGATCATACTCTTGGTGATCTATTTGATGTAGATATGACCGTTGGAGGTGGTCCTTCAGGTGGTCAGGTTATTAAATGGAATTCTGCTACAAGTAAGTGGGAACCTGCTAATGATGACTCAGGTGGTGGAGGTGGTGGAGGCACTACTCAAAACTTATTTGAGACTGTTACTGGTGATACTGGTACAACAACAGCGTCTGCTGCAACAGACACATTAAATATCGTTGGTGGCACGAATGTTGCTACCGCAATCACAGGAGATACAGTCACAATCAATATGACTGGTGCTCTTGGAGATGCCAACCAGAATGCTTATGGTGTAATTGGAAGTGACTCAGGATCAAAAACCGCAGGTAGTACAACTGCTACTATTAACCTCATTGGTGGGACTGGTATTAGTACTGCTGTTAGTGGAGACGATCTCACGATTACAAATGATTCTCCCAATGTAGTACAGGAAGTTTATAGAACAGTAACTGGAGACAGTGGTACTACAACTGCTGCCCTCTCAACTTCCACTCTTAATATCGCAGGTGGCCAGGGTGTAACAACTGCTGCTACCTCTAACACGTTGACAGTTAATGCTGATCTATATCTTAGTGGATCTGCTACTGAAAATGATAATATCATCTACAATGGCACTAGTTGGGATCCTACAACATCACCCACAATAGGATTTAGATTTACTGGTCCTAATAACAGTGCATATAACGTAACAGGTGGTGGTGTTGATTCTTCAGTATCTAATCCAACAATCTATGTTTATAGAGGATTCACATACAGATTTAATAATACAACAGGTGGTGGACATCCTCTCGCTCTAAGGCAAACATCAGGTGGTACTGCTGTTACCGAAGGAGTTTCAGGTAGTCAAGAAGGAGTCCAATTCTGGACAGTGCCAATGGATCTTTCTCCTGGCACAACATATGTTTACCAGTGTACTGCACACGCAGCAATGGTAGGAAATTTAACGGTGGTCTAATATGACAAGAACAGTCCCAGGTAGCGGTGCCGAAATCTTCCCAATTTTCAATAGTACTTTTGGGGTGAGGGATGTTTATGTTATTAACGGTGGTGAAGGATATGATCCTGCTGATCCACCAAGATTGAGAATTGGTAATTGTGGCACACCCATCAGAGATGCTGTTTTAAGAGCAGTAGTCGAAGGAGATGGTGGTGTTATAACTGCTGTAGAGGTTATAGATCCTGGTGAAGGATATAACCCATTACGATTGCAGATACAGGATGAGAGTTCTGATGGATCTGCAACTGGTACCGTATTTTTAAAGAATGACGGTGGTATAGATTTCGTGCAGATGAATGTGCCTGGTGATGGGTATTTCAATGCTGTTGCTAATATTGTAGGTGGTGGTGGATCTGGATCTGAGTTGGTACC